ACATCACGGAAAAGAAGGAGTTGTAACAGTTGGTGGAACTGAAATGGGAGAAGTTACTTCTTTCACTTTAGAAACTACTGGAGATGTTGTAGAAGATACAGCTTTAACAGATGCTACTAAATCATTTGTAGCTGGTAGAACTTCATTCTCAGGAACTATTGAAATGCACTTTGATGAAACTGATGCACAGCAAGAAACTTTAACTGCTGGTTCTTCTATCTCTTTTGTTTTATTACCTGAGGGTAATACTGCTGGAGATGCAAGTTACACAGGTACAGGTATTATTACTGGTATGAGTATCAACAATGCTATGGATGCTATTGTTTCTAGAAGTGTAACATTTCAAGGAACTGGTGCATTAACTGTAGGAACTGTATAATTCTAATTTATGTCAGTTTTAGATCATGCTCGTTCTCATTTTGAGAACATAGGTGTTCAATCTATAGAAGTTCCTGAATGGAAAGATGAACATGGTAAGCCAAGTATTATATATTGGAATCCAATAAATCTTTACGAAAAAAATATTCTATTTAAAAAATCTGGTAATATGTCAGATGTAAGTATTCTTGCTGACATTCTTGTGATGAAAGCTTTAGACAAAGATGGAAATAAAATATTTAAACCAGAAGATAAAATGGCTTTGATGTATAAAGTAGATTCGGATGTCGTAGCAAAAGTTGCCAATGCTATGGTTCAAAATCTCACTCCTGAAGAAGTAAAAAAAAACTAAACTCAACACCTGAATTAAAAAATTTACTTATCCTTGCTGATAGGTTAAAAATAACTTTATCTGAACTTTTAAAAATGGAAGTTTGGGAGTATCATCATTGGCTTGGTTATATGATGATTGAACAAGAGGAACATGAATCAGCTATGAGGAAAGCAAAACACAGATAATGGCACAGAATCTTAAAATAAATATACTTGCACAAGATAAAACCAAACAAGCCTTTAATGGAATAAGAGGTAGATTAGACAAATTAAAAAATGCAGTTTTTTCAGTAAAAGGTGCATTAGTTGGTCTTGGTGGTGGTCTTGTTATAAAATCATTTGTAAATACAGGAAAAAGTATTGAAGATTTACAAGTTAGGTTAAAACAATTATTTGGCAGTACACAAGAGGGTGCAAAAGCCTTTGATGTAATGGCTAATTTTGCATCTAAAGTTCCTTTTTCATTAGAGCAAATTCAAGAAGCCTCAGGAAATTTAGCAGTAGTTGCTGGAGATGCTAATAGACTTTCAAAAATTTTAGAAATAACAGGTAATGTTGCTTCAGTAACTGGATTAGATTTTAGAACAACAGCAGAACAAATCCAAAGATCATTTAGTGCTGGTATTGCTTCTGCTGACATCTTTAGAGAAAAAGGTGTTAGAGATATGCTTGGATTTAAAGCTGGTGCAACTGTAACAGCAGAAGAAACTATTAAAGCATTTGAAAGAGTATTTGGTAAAGATGGAAGATTTGGTAATGCAACAGATGAACTTGCAAATACATTTACTGGTACATTATCAATGCTTGGAGATAAATTGTTTAACTTTAAAAAGAATGTTGCCAATGCAGAATTTTTTAGTGCTTTAAAAGGAGAGTTTAAAGACTTAAATGAATTTATAGAAGAAAATGCAGATGCCTTTGAAACTATATCTCAAATTATAGGTGGTGCTTTAGCTGGTGCAGTAAAATTATTTTCAATATCTATTAAAGGTATTGCAACTGCCGTTGAGGGTGTTCGTGATGCTTATGAGGGATTATTAAATTTATTAAATAAGATTCCTGGAATTGATATTCAATTTATAAACAAACAACAAAGACAAATATTAAGAGATTTAAGATCGTATGAAGATAGTATTATGCGAACTGCTGAAGCACAAAAAAAATTAAATGAAGCAACAGAAAATACATCTTTAGTACAAGAAAAAATTAAGAAAAACACAGAAAGTGTTTTTGATTTTCAACATAACTTACATGATAATTATAAAAGACAGAAATCAACATTAGAACAAATAACAGATCAGATTAAAGAACAAAATGAACAATTTTCATTATCTAGTGAAATATTTTCAATAATGACTTCTACGATTAGTTCTTTTTCAAGAGGGATTGCACAATCTATTGTTTTAGGAAAAGGTATGGCTGAAACATTTAAACAAATAGCAAGAAGTTTATTAATTGAAATTATTGCTAAGACTATTGAAAGAATAGCATTATTAACAATAGAAAAATTTTTATTAGGTAAATTATTTGATAAAGAAAATGCAAGGTTAAATACTGAAAAAAATATTACAAGAGAAAAACAAAAACAAGTTGCACTTCAAGCATTACTTATGGCTATGGGAGGTGGAGGAGGAGGAGGTGGTGGTAGCTTCTTCGGTTTTTTTGCAAAAGGTGGTGCTGTAGCAAAAAATAAACCAATTGTAGTTGGAGAGAATGGTGCAGAATTGTTTATTCCAAACTCAACAGGACAAATAACTCAATCTGCAAGAGGCACAGGAGATACGGGTGGTGGAACAACAGTTAATTTTAATATTACAACAGTTGATGCAAAAGGAGTTGAAGAATTACTATTAGATAATAGATCAACTATTGTAAATGTAATAAATGGAGCATTAAACGATCAAGGCAAAGAAGCATTGGTCTAATATGAAAAAGTATAAAATAACGCATAAAATAAATGCAGATTTTATTGCTGAAGCAATTGTTAATGAAAATGAAATTGATACATCAATAAATGATCTTAAAGAATATAATAAACCTAATAGTAAATTTGAATATACTATGTTAAAAGGTACAGAAAGTATAACCCAAACAACTTATGAAGAAATTAATAAAGATAAAAAAGAATAAAAGGTATTAATTATGAGTGGCACATATCCTACATCTCCTGTATTTTCTTCATTAGGTTTTACTAGCCAACAAGACACTAAAATTACAACAACAGATAGTGGTAAGGTTTTTGCTACACAAATAGATGGTCAAAGATTTAAGTTTTCAGCATCTTATCCACCAATGAGAAGAACTGTTTTTTCTCCAGTTATTGCTTTTATAATGAAACAAAGATCAAGAAAAGAAACATTTCAAATTACTCTGCCTGACCTTAGTGATGCAAAAGGAGATGTATCAGGAATTATAAGCACAAGAGCAAGTGCAAATGCTGGTGCTACTTCTGTTGATATACAGAACATAACAGGAACAATTAAAGCTGGAGATTTTATTAAATTTAATACTCATTCAAAAGTTTATATGGTTGTTGAAGATGCAACTGGAGATGTTAGTAATGAAGCAACATTGACTATAGAACCACCTTTAAGATCAAGTGTAGCTTCTGATGAAACTATATTATATGATAATGTGCCATTTACTGTTAGACTTGCAAATGATGTTCAAGAATTTTCAACAAGTCAAAAAGATATTTATAGATTTGAAGTAGATTTTATAGAGGCTTTATAATGCCCAGAGGTCTATCTACAATACTCCAAACAGAAATTGCAAAGCAATCAATTAAACCTATTGCTTTAGTTCAAATTAAATTTCCAACTACACAAAAATTTACAAATCATTATAAAGATATTGTAATACCTGAAATATGGGATGATGCTTTAGGCTTGTGGGATGATAGAGCAGGTAATTGGGATGATGAGATAACTTATCTTGCAAGTTCTCATTTGTTAAGAATATCTGCAAAGTCAGAAAGTTCTACACTAAATGTAAATTCTTTTAATATAGAATTATCAGCAGTAGAAAGTACATTCACATCAATACTACTTAATAACAATGTTTCTAATGATGAAGTTGCAATAGATGTAGGTTTTATAAATGATAATGAACAATTAATAGACGTATTTAACTATGCAAAAGGATTTATTGATAATTTTGTTATAGATACCGATAAAGGTATTATAAATATAAATTGCACTTCTCATTTTGGAGATTTTAGTAGAGTTACAGGAAGAAAAACAAACGAAGGTAGTCATGGTAGATTTTTTGAAAATGATACTAAAAGTTTTGAATTTTCTGCACAAACAATTAGAGATTTAAAGTGGGGTAGAGAATAATGGGTTTTTTTAGTAGTATTTTTAAAGCTATAACAAGTATTGTTACTGATGTCATTAGTTGGATAATTCCTGTTCCTGATGTACCAGATATTCCTCAAAATGAATTTGAAAAAGGAGTTTTAGTAAATAAAGAATCTAATAACGCAAATATTCCTGTAGTTTATGGAACAAGATTATTAGGTGGAACAAGAACATTTATAGAAGTTGAGGGAAACACGAATCAATATTTATATATTTGTTTAGTATTATGCGAGGGAGAAATTAATAATATTTTAAAAGTTAAAGTTGATGATAGTGATGTAACCTTTGATGCAGATTTTCAACATGGAGTTACAATTACTTCTGATGATTCTAGATTTGGTAATAATATAAAAGTTCAACCATTTTTTGGAAAAGACGATCAAATACAATCTAGTTTATTAAATGAAGATAATAATTGGAATAATAGTTCAAATAGAAGATTAAAAGGTATATGTTATCTTGCTTTACGTTTAGAGTGGGATCAAGATAAGTTTTCTAGCATACCAAAAATTCAAGCAGAAGTGGAAGGTAAAAAAGTTCCTGTCATAAATTCTAATTTAACTATTACAGAAAATACATTTTCAAATAATCCAGTATTTTGTTTATTAGATTATTTAACTAATCAAAAATATGGTAAAGGAATTAATTACGGAGATATTGATAGACAAAGTTTTTATGATGCTTCTGTTATAGCAGATCAAGAAGTAACTCCTTTTAGTGGTGCAAGTAATATTCCTCAATTTAGTTTAAATTTTGTTTTAGATACAAGTAATAAAATTTTAGATAATGTAAAACTTATCCTAAGAGGTATGAGGGGATTTTTACCTTATTCAGAGGGTTTATATAGATTAGTAATAGAAACAACAGGCACATCCATTTTATCATTAAGTAAAGATAATATTATTGGTGGTGTTAAATTATTAAGTGAGAAAAAAAACTCAAAATACAACAGAATTAATATTGATTATATATCGCCAGAAAAAAATTATGAAAAAGATACTTTAGTATATCCTGAAACTGACGCAGAACATCAAACATTAAAAACAGAAGATGGTGGATTTTTACAAGAATTAAATTTAGATATAAATATGATTACAAATCCTTATCAAGCATTACAGTTTGGTAAAGTAGTTTTAAACAGAAGTAGAAATCAATTAAGTGTAGAATGTACTGCAACCTATGAAGCTATGAACTTGGCAGTAGGAGATATTGTAGATTTAACAGATGATATATTAGGCATGAGTGCTAAACCTTTTAGAGTAATCGGTTTATCTATTAATTTTGATTATACTGTTCAATTATCTTTAACAGAACATCAAGATTCTTGGTATGTGTTTGATGAAAAGCAAGAAGTCGCTATTGTTCCTGATACTAATTTACCAAATCCATTTAGTGTAAGACCACCAGCAAATATAACTTTGAGTGATGAATTAATTGCATACAATGATGGTACAGTTATTGTTGCTTTAAATATTGCTATAACACCTTCTACTGATAATTTTGTTTATGAGTATCAAGTAGAATATAAAAAATCTACTGAATCAGAATATAAAGTTCATGCAAAAGGTTCTATATTAAATCAAAGAGTTTTAAACGTAATTGACCAACAACGATATGACGTGAGGGTTAAAGCTATCAACAGTTTAGGAGTATCTTCTACTTATATAACAGAAACAAATTATTTAGTTGTAGGTCAAGTTGCACCACCTTCAGATGTTGAAGAATTTTCTGTAAATATAATTGGTAAAGAGGCTCACTTATCATGGGAACAAATAACTGATCTTGACCTTGCATATTATCAAATTAGATACTCAACACTATTAACAAGTGCTACTTGGCAGAACTCAGTATCATTAGTAGAAAAAGTATCTCGGCCAGCCACAAGTATTTCCGTACCCGCTTTAAAAGGAACTTACCTTATCAAAGCATTTGATAAATTAGGAAATGCTAGTGTTAATGCTTCTTTAATTAATACTAATATTGCACAAATTGGAAACTTTAATGCAGTAGTAACACAAACAGAAGACCCAACATTTAGTGGAACAAAAACTAACTGTAGTGTTGTAGATGGCACTTTAAAATTAGACAGTATAGCTTCAAATGGTATTTATGAATTTAGTTCTGTTATTGATTTAGGTGGAATATTTACAAGTAGAGTTACAGCAATATTAACGCAATTTTCTGCTGACCCTGATGATTTATTTGATGCTGGTAGAGGTTATACAAATTTTGAAGATGTACCTACTAATATATTATTTGATGGTGCAATTCCACAAGGTGCAAAAGCTATATTACAAATAGCAATTTCTGATGACAATGTAACTTATACATCTTTTAAAAACTTTGTAATAGGAGACTATACTGCACGTTATTATAAATTTAGATTAATTTTATCTTCAAGAGATGCTAGTTCAATTCCTGTTGTATCAGGTTGTGAAGTTGTGGTTGATATGGAAGACAGAGTAATAAGTGGAGATGATATAGCAAGTGGAACAAGCACAAAATCTATTACATTTTCTAATCCTTTTAAATCTACTACTTATGCGATTGGAATATCTGCTCAAAATATGTCCTCTGGCGATTTTTATGAAATTACTAACAAAACATCATCTGGCTTTGATATTGCTTTTAAAAATAGTACTAGCACAATTATTGATAAGACATTTGACTTTATTGCAAAGGGGTACTAAAAGAACTTATGGCTCAACACGATTATGTAATAGCAAACCAAACATTCCCATCATATAGGAATGACCACAATAACAGTTTATCTGCTGTTGTTTCTAAAAATAGTGGTGTATCAGAACCTTCAACAACTTATGCTTATCAATGGTGGTATGATACAACAAATGATATTTTAAAAATAAGAAATGCCGATAATGATGCTTGGATTAATTTTGCGTCATTCGATCAAAGTAATGACAATTTTTCTTTAACAGTACAAGATTTAACAGTTAATGGAACTGGGGTAATTCCATCAGGAACTAAGATGTTATTTCAACAAACATCTGCACCAATAGGATTTACTAAATTAACAACACATAATAACAAAGCATTAAGAGTAGTAAGTGGAACAGCATCTACAGGTGGAACTAACTCTTTTACAAATGCTTTTAATTCTTCAAAAACTGTAAGTGGTACAACAGGAACTTCATCTGTTACTATTTCAGGAACTACTGCATCACATACTTTAACAATTGACCAAATTCCATCACACACTCACACAATTAATGAGGGTCGAACACAAGGAGATGGTGGAAATTTATACTCATCAGGAGATGATACAACAAGTAGTCCTTTTATAACCCAAACTTCATCTGAAACAGGGGGAAGTGAAGGACACACTCACAATATTAGTGTTACATCAGGAAGTCACTCACATTCATTTAGCGATAGTTTTAATTTAGATGTTCAATATGTAGATTTAATTATAGCAGAAAAAGATTAATGAAATTAGAAATTAAAGATAATTGTCCATTAAATAATTTTAAACCTTGTAAAAAATTTGATTGTAATTGGTTTATACAAGTAAGAGGAACAAATCCTCAAACTGGAAAAGAACAAGATGAATATGGTTGTGCAATTTCTTATCTTCCATTATTAATGATAGAAAATTCACAACAAACAAGACAAACAGGTTCTGCTATTGAAAGTTTTAGAAATGAAATGGTACAAGCAAATTTAAACTCTATGAAAGTATTATTAGGTAATAAAGTAATGCAAAAAGTAGAAAAAAAGGATAATATATAAAAATGGCACAAGATGGAACAACTGCTGGTGGGTCTAGTTATACTATAGATAATGTTACGTTTCCTGTTGGAAGAACTAAACTACAATCTATATTTGATGCTATTCGTAGTACCAATATAGGAAATACTGCACCTGATCTTGTTGCTGGACAATTTTGGATTGACAATAATACACCCTCAACAACAATTTGGACTTTATATTTTTATGATGGAACTGATAATATTTCTTTTGCAACAATAGATACAATTAATAACACAGTTAATTTTTTAGATAGTACCTTTGATTTAATAAATGACTCTACTCCTCAACTTGGTGGTACACTAGATTCAAATGGAAATAATATTGATATGGGTACTAATCTCATTACTGACACAAAAGTTGGTCAATGGGATACTGCTTATTCTTGGGGAGACCATTCTACCGAAGGATATATCACAGCATCTAGCACAGATACCCTAATAAATAAATCTGGTAATATTTCACAATGGACTAATGATGCAGGATATTTAACAAGTGAAACTGATAGTCAAACATTATCTTTTAGTAATCCTAATCTTACTATTTCTAATGGTAATAGTGTAGATTTAAGTGCCTTAGATACAGGTATTTTAAATGTAGTTGAAGATACAACACCTCAATTAGGTGGAGATTTAGATTTAAACAGTTCAGATGTAACTGGAACAGGAAATGTAAATATTACAGGAACAATTACATCTACAGGAGATATTACTACTTCTGGTGTTTTAAATTCAATAGCACCCACAAGACACTCTATTAGACCATCACTCAATTTAGACTTTGCTAATTCAAAAGTATTAGACCCAAGAATTACTTTTACTAGAGGAAGTAATGCTACCTACTATGATGGTTATACAAGTGTGAAAGCTGAGGAGAATTTATTAGAGTATTCGCAAGATTTTAGTGGTTGGGTTGGTTTAAGAGGTTCACGAACAGTTAATGCTACAACAGCACCAGATGGTACTACAACTGCTGATGAATTATATAATAGTGGGTCAACTGCTAATACAGTTTATTATCAAAACATACAAGTTATAGGTAATCAAAATTATGTTTATTCTTTTTATGCTAAATCAAATGGAAAAGATTATTGCATTCTTTCTGAAGGTGCAACACCAGTTAATTCTACTACAACTAGTGCAAGTTGGATTAATTTAACGAATGGTACTGTTGGTACAGAAGATTCTGACCATAATATAATAGTTACAGATGTAGGTAATGGTTGGTATAGAATTTCAACAACATTAACTGCTTACGAAAATAGAAATGCCTCTTTTAGAATTGAAACTGCTGAAACAGATAATTCAAGAGTAATGGTTGATGATGGTCAAGGTATTTATGTTTGGGGTGGACAACTAGAACAAAGAGATAGCTTAACTGCCTACACTCCAACCACATCTTCACCTATTACAAAATATCAACCTGCACTTCAAACAGCAGGAAACAATGTTGCTAGATTTGACCACAATCCTACAACAGGAGAAAGTTTAGGTTTATTGATTGAGGAGAGTAGAACAAACTTAACTACCTATAGTGAAGATTTAACACAAACTGATTGGAACAAAGGTAATGCAACAATAACTTCTAATACAACCATAGCACCAGATGGTACTTTAACTGCTGATAAATTAGTTGAAGATACTTCAACTAATAGCCATAATGTTGGTAATGTTTACTCTTTTGTTGCTGGAACAACATATACTGGAACTATTTATGCAAAAAAAGCAGAAAGAACTTTAATTAGATTTGGGGGAGCAAATCCTGCAACTTGGAGTGCTTCAATTGATGTTGATTTATCAAATGGAACAATAGTTGGTGGTTCTAATGGAACTATAACTGATGTAGGTAATGGTTGGTATCGTATTTCTGTAACAGGAGACGCCTTAGTAAGTGCAGCAACTAATTTTATGGTTCGCTTACTAATAACTACTGCGTCTTCTTCATACACAGGAGATGGCTACTCTGGTGCTTACATCTGGGGTGCACAATTAGAAGAAGGTTCATTCCCAACTTCCTACATCAAAACAACTGGTTCACAGGTTACTAGGAGTGCTGATGATTCTGAAATGGAAAATATTGATACTTCTGATTGGTTTAAACAAGGTGTTGGTACAATGTATGTTGAAGCAGAAACAAGTGATGTAACTTATAATCAAAGATTTTGGACATTAAGTGATGGTACTACTGCAAACAGAATATTATCAAGATCTACTACTTCAAATAATAATATTTTAATATATAATTTTGGTGGAACTTTACAAGCAAGTTTATCTCAATCTATAAGTAATAATACTTATTTTAAATCGGTATTATCTTACACAAACGATAATACAAATTTATCGGTTGATGGTAATGCAGTTAGCAACGATAGTGCAGGAACAATACCTATTGTAGATAGGTTAAATATTGGAAATGGATATATTAATAGTAACACATTAAATGGTCATATTAAAAAATTATCTTATTACCCAATAGCATTAACCGACAACGAAATTATAGACTTAACAGAGGAATAACATGATTTATTATTTAAAAGCAACTGACGAACAAAACCTTTGGGAAGCATTAGAAACAGCTAATCTTGCTAAAAGAGAATACGATATGACAGATGCAAATAACATTCCACCAGAAAATTACGATTATGAAACCAATGGTGAGTTTGTAAAAACTGGTGCGTATGATTGGGTTGCTTTATGCGAACTAGATAAGATTGGAACTATTTATCAAGAGAGTGGCACTATGCTCACAGATGATGAAGGAAACCAATATCCAGAAATGGTTGAGATAGATGGATTTCATGCTAATATTAAAACCGACAAGGTGGTTGAAGGATTGCCAACAATTGAAGCACCTACAACACCTTACAGAAAATGGCTAGGAGATAACTAATTATGGCAAAACTTATCGGTTCAGCTCCTAACCAAATTAGCACCAACGGCGACTTAGGTTCAATGGCATTTGAGGATAGAACTAATTATATAACTAAAGGTGCTTCTGTTCATCAACCATTTAGAAACATCATCATCAATGGTGATATGAGTATTGCTCAAAGAGGAACTTCTGAAACTGGGATTACTTCTGGTGGGTATTTAACAGTAGATAGGCAAAGTTTTGTAATAGTAAATCAAGGAACATTTACAATGTCGCAAGAAACAGATGTACCTAGTGGTCAAGGTTTCACTAAATCTTTAAAGTTTAATTGCACAACTGCTGATGCGTCTCCAACAGGAACAGATAGATTATATTTGTCAAATAGATTTGAAGGTCAAAACTTACAGTATTTAAAAAAAGGCACTTCTAATGCTGAAAGTCTTACACTTTCATTTTGGGTTAAATCAAACAAAACTGGAACTTATATTGCTGAATTATTTGATAATGATAATACAAGACAAATATCACAAACATATACAATTAATTCTTCTAATACTTGGGAAAAGAAAACTTTAACTTATGAAGGTGATACTTCTGGTGCATTAGATAATGACAATAATAATAGTCTTGAATTAAATTTATGGTTTGGAGGTGGTTCTACTTTTACTGGTGGAACATTAAACACATCTTGGAATGCCAATGTAAATAATAAAAGAGCTTCTGGTGTAGTCAATCTTGCAGACAGTACATCAAACGAATGGTACATTACAGGAGTACAACTAGAAGCTGGAACAACTGCATCTGATTTTGAGTTCTTGCCACATGATGTGAATTTACAGAGGTGTTATAGATATTGTTATAGAATTAATGGTAATTCGTCAGACCAACAACAATGTGGAGCAATAGGTTTTGCTAATGGTGGTTCTACATTTAATGCTATGATGCGTTTTTCACCAGATATGAGAACAGCACCAACAGTTACAGAAGATAATATGAGCCAAACTACAACTGGTAGTGCAATATCTTTAACAGGAACATTTGATAATTCTGACACAAGTGATTGTAATGCTGCAGGGTTGTCATTTAGTGCTGATTCTGGGACACCTTTTACAGTTGGTAATGTTATGTTTCCAAGAGTTAATACCAGTACATCAGCTTTTATACAATTTGATGCGGAGTTATAATGATTAATACAGTAGAAAAAATATATACAGAAAATAATAAATTTTGTTTTAAAGTAACTGATACAAATAACAAAATTAAATTTGTACCAAATAACGAAGCAAACTCAGATTACCAAGCAATACAAGAGTGGATTGCAGAAGGTGGTGTGGTAATAGATAATCCACCAAGTGAATAAGGAGAAATAATGATAACAATAGATGGTAAAGAATATAAAAAAGAAAAGATGTCAGATGAACAAGTTAAGTTATTTGGCATCATTTCTAATTTAAGTAATGAAAAAAACGCACATCTAAATCAAGCTGAACAAAAAGAAATATTAATCCAACATTATATTGGTAAGTTCAAAGAAGCTGTACCTGATGATAAATAAATCTCTTAATGTTATTAGACATTGGAAGAATAATATATGGAAGAAATTAAACAGCGAATTAAAGAACACGAGGGGTATAGGGATACTGTCTATTCCGATAGCTTGGGCTTTGCTACTATTGGTTATGGGCATCTTGTATTATCCTCTGATAACTTTGTTGAGGGTGTTGCTTATGACAAAGAGACTCTTGAAGAAGTTTTTGATAATGATTTTAAAATAGCATTAGATTCAGCTAGAGAATTACTTAGAGGAATAGAACATAATCATATAGTTTTTGGTGTAATTGTTGAAATGTGTTTTCAATTAGGAAAACCAAGAGTTATGAAATTCAAGAAGATGTGGGAAGCCATAAAACAAAAAAACTATTTAAAAGCTAGTGAAGAAATGATAGACAGTAATTGGCACAAACAAACCACAAAAAGATGTGAGAGTTTGGCTAGTATAATGAAAAACGCAAACAAATAGGAGTTTATTATGCCAATGGGAAAAGGAACATACGGAAGTAAAAGAGGAAGACCAGCTAAAAAGAAATCTAAAATGATGAATAAGAAAAAGAAAAAGAAATAATGAGTTTTGTAAGTAATAATAATATTCCATTAGGTTTAGCTATTGAAAAAGGTTTAATCAATAATTTTAGTTCAGTTGGTCAATTTGGATATAATCCTGATGTCGGGACATCATTTGAAACTATTACTTCTGTTGGTGGTATTTATGTATATCCAACAGCTTCTTCTACTGCTCTAGTTACAAGTTCAAATTCAGTATCAGATAATGGGGGAACTGTTTTAATTTCTGGTTTAGATCAAAATTTTGATTTAGCTAGTGAAACAGTTACAATCGGTGGTTCAGCATCTACAACTACTTTTATTAGAGTTTTTAGCACTCGTATGCTTACTGCTAATACAGGAGATGCTAATGTTGGAGTAATTACAACAACTGTAGATTCAAAAACAGTTGCATCAATACCTGTTGGTTATGGCTCTAATTTAAGCTGTATTTATACAGTTCCAAGAAATAAAAAAGCATGGATTATTTCAGCATCTATTGGAATGAGCAAACAAAAAGAATTAGAATCTAAAATTATGACTAAAGGTATTAACAATGGAAATGTTTGGAATACAGTAGGTTATCAATCATCTTTTAGTGTTCCTGTTTATAGAAAATTTGAAATACCAATTTTGGTAGAAGAAAAAAACGATATTGAAATTCGTGCTAAAGCTGATGCTACTTGTTCAGTTTCTGCATCATTCAGTATTATATTAGAAGATACAGTTCAAAGCTAATGGCTAAGAGACCAAAAAATACTGGAGAACATTTAATTAGTATTTATGGTCATATAGAGGGTCTTAAAAAATCATTAGCAAATTTGAAATCAAATCATATTTTTCATTTGCATCA